TCGTAGTAAAATGCCTCTAAATTTGAAATCTTTTTCATTGGGTTTTGTTTTTTCTTGTTAATACTTCTGTAAATATCAAAGTTTCAAAATTCCTATGCAAATTTAATTCTATGTTGTAAAACACATATAAAAAGAAAACGCCGCTAGAATAAACCAGCGGCGGAAACCCAAAAAAGATGAAACACATCTGAAAATTACTAACCTAAACCCGATGTGAAGATAGGATTTATTTTTCATTATTCCTATTCTTGTATCGACTTTTAAATTCTCTGGCCGCAACCCATCCGATTAAATAAATAAAAGCTATGCAGCAAAACACAATTAATGAGTTTGGCGAAGGTTCCGAAAATTCGTTCATTTTTTAACCTCCTTTAATTTAAGCTCCACCCCTGTTAGTGCGAAATATAGGTTTTGTAGTTGGTGGACGTATTTTATTTTTGGATGCAAGACACCAATCCACCATAAATCTTGTAATGAATTATAAGTTATATCATCTTTTCTACACACATTATATTCTATAGCTCTTCCCGAAGAATACGATGTATTTATAGTTATTTTAAATCCAAACTTAATCAACCACTCTTCTGTTAGTTGGATTGGATTTATTAAACTGTCTGACGTGTATTCATATAGCATTTCTTCCTCGTGATATAGTGAAATATCGCCATGTATATCTAATTTGTCAATCTTAAATACATTTTCAACATTAGATTCTTCTTCTAATTTGTTTAATTCATCGGCATTCAACTTTACCAAGTTGCCGATTCTTAATTCTTTAACATTCATACTACAAAGTTTTAAAATGTTCTTTAATTTGATTTTTTAATTTATCTGATAGCTGGAAGTCCTGGTCTTGCATCATCACCACGGCAGGCTTCTTCATCCATTCATAGAACTGATCTATTGTAAGCTTCTGCTCTGCCTTTGGAAACATGGCATTGATTGATACGTAAGCTTTGCCTTTGAGCGCATCGTAAATAAACGCCACTCTTCGCTCTTTGCCGTCCTTGAATCCTTCTATTAACTTATAGTGCGGTGCTTGAATGTCAATATTGATACCTGAGTAATTCACGTTATCAAGCCACATTATAAAGTCTGATTCAGCCTTATGTAATTTATTTATCTCTTTCTCTCTGCTCATATCTTGGTTATTGATTAGACTGTAAAATTAAAGGATAGAAAATAAAATCTACCCTTTAATCGTATGTTATACAACATGTTTAATAGTGTTCTTTATTCGCAAATAAAGAGTACGCGCTTTAGCTACTTGTTATGCTTCATGCAAGGAAGAGCCGTGCATAACTACAAAGTATCGCTTGTTTGGTTCAGCTCCCCAATCAGGGTTTCCAGTTCTTATTTCAATGCCTTTATGTTTAAATCTTAATATTTTATCTTTGTCTGTTTTCTTCGGATACCCTAAAGTCATTACATTTGCATAAAAGGTCTTAAATGTAATCTTGCCATTTATAATATTATCTTCAATTGCTTTTCTGAAAAAACAACCTTCTATATTTTGCATAAACCCCCACCATTTTACAGGCTTCTTTTTGCCTTCATATAATAGAAATCTATTGCACCAGTAAGGCGTTATTTCTCTGTAATCTTCTGGTTTAGTAAAGTTCTCTGTAAGCCTAAACCATTTTTCTATTAATGATAATTGTATATTCATTTCAATTCAATTTAGTGATGAAAGCACGAAAGCATAACAACATATATAAAACAGCTTCGTGCCTCAGCCGATTTCATATATAAACGTTATAATTGTGTCGATGATTCATGAAGCCTTAACACCTCATATTTTTCACCTTTGTTTTAAAATGTATACTTATCATACGCCTCGTTGAAATTCTTAAAAAAAACATCTATAGCAATTCTCACCTTTTCGATATCTTCTAATATATCAGATCTGTATATCCTAACGATGTGTAGTGGATTAGGATAGAACTCAGGCCTAAAGCTGACAGTGTCAAGCCACTCTAACTTTTCATTCACTAAGAAGTAGTTGATACATTGTGGCTTATAATCATTGTATATTGTGACATTTGGATAATCGTCACTAATATACTTCAAGTGTTTATACCCTGGACACTTATATTCAGCCGCACCTTTGAAATCACTTGTAAACCCGTCGGGGCTGAGTCCATGCATAGGGTTCGAGTCAGACAAACACAACCCGTGCTGATTAATTTTTTGCCCTATCTTTAATTCGTGCGCCTCTCTTGCCATTGGCTCAAACTCATCCCCTCTATCCATCGCATCAGATCTAAAGTCGTTCTCTGCGCTAATGCCAGTTATAGACTCATCTATCAGTTTTAGTATAAGGTCGCCACTAGATTTTGACAACTGCATCTTAGCAGGGGTGATTATGCTTGAAATCCTAGTGCTACCAACTACTCCAATTTTAGCTTGTAGCCACTCATAAGAGCCTTGTTCGTGTTTCAATATAATCATGATAATTTAGATTTAAGTGAGTCTTTCGTGGTTACAAATAATTTCTGAAGATCTTTAGGCAATGCAATATAAGCCTTTTGCAATTCAGCTAATGTACTGCATTCTTCTAGGCTCTTTTTTTCTTGCGGATAATCTGCAATGGTTTTCATCTGTGGAGCTACAGAGGCAATTCTCAAAGCCCAGTCTTTACCGCCCCCAAAGGCTTTATCCATTTCTTGTTGAAGAGTAACCCATAAGTCAAGATTATACCAATCTTCAATATATGGAGTGCCTGATAATTTAGACAATCGATCTAGATTTACATTAGCAGATAGTAACATTGGCCTATCGAAATAATCGTTTTTAGCGAAGTAGGCGACCTTGTACATGCCTTTCACACCCTTTACTTTTACCTCTTCGTACCGTACGCTGATTAATTTAACAACAATAGGTTTTCCATCTGGAAGAATGTATGTTCCTATCCAATCTTTGTCTACTGTTTTTTTCCAATGTGTTTTTACTTTTTCAGTCATTTTGGGTAAGGTTTAAATTGTTTACAAAATAACACACCATTCACCATTCAGGAATACTTCGCGCTTAACAACCTCATGACCATCATTAATATACTTCGAATAAATAAACATGTTAATTAAGTTGATGTTTATTAAACGCTCAATATTACCTTTTTTAAAAGTGTATCTAAATTTCATTTTAATTATTTATAAATATCTCTATCTACGGACACCTCTTCGCTTTCATTTTCGCTCATTCTTTCTATTGTGTCCCATGACGATTCAGTATCAAAATCCTCATCTCTATCTATTTGTTTTTTCATTTGTTTTTGGTTTTAAATTTATTCAAAAATAAAGGTTTGATTTTAATTATTCTATTCTAGTTGTATGTTATATAACAGTCAATAAATTTCATGAACACGAAACTTATTTTAGTGTTGTATCGAATTAAAAAGGAAGTAATGCAGATGATTTAATTTCTAGGTATTTGCAAATAAGATATAAGTTTTTTAAACTTACCTGCTGTCTACCTTTTTCAATGTTAACAACACTAGCTCTGGATAATCCTATTTTGTTTGCGAATTCATCTTGTGTCAATCCCATTCTCTTTCGTTCATCAATAATTTTTAGGGCTACAAATCTGTTGTACCCAACCTCTTCTTCAACAACAATCTTTCGTTTTATCGTGAATTTTTCCATATGAGTATTTATAAAATAACGCGCTACAACAAGGGCTAATAAATCAAAGCCCAATAAAGCATATTTGTAATTTGAAGCGAACTATAAGGGGCTTCGCTTCATAGCCCCATTCCGTTATACCACAACCAACTCAATAAATGCGATAATGATAAGCGCGTAAATTGTGTGTCTGAATCTAAATAATTGCTTTCTCATTTCTTATTAAATTTAAGTGTCAATGTTTTGCTGTCTATCTGAGTTGTGACAGCTTTTAATTTAGGATCGCTTAATCTTTCAGATTCCTGAAGCTTGGCAAGTCTTAGAGCTTCTAAATCCTTTTCTCGTTGCGTTGCTGATTCAACGGCTGCCCTTACTGTATTGTGGCTACTCTTCATCTTCTACGATTTTAACAGTTAATCCTAAAGGCTTTAAATGATTTTTAAGCCAATTAAATTTATTGTCGAAAGTTTTCACCTTCTTATCACAGTCGTTAGGATCTACGCCTAAGAAGTCGGCCCTATCATCCCTTTTCGGGAATTTCTCTTTGAAAATCTTTTTGAATGTTTCCATTTTGCTCTTTTTTATTTTTAATTGATTTTTTATTTAATATTGATTGTTCATACTCCCAGTACGAGGCATGCGCTCTTATAGCGCTCTGCCTTTTCTTTTGGCTTATATTTCCCATTATAATATAGTTACATTTCCAAACTTATCTCTCATCGCCCAAAATTCCTTATGCCCTCTAGGTCTTTTAATAATAAGTTAGACACATAATATCCTTTGCAATGCGCTTGGATATTTTCAGCGTTTAAAATTGAAACTTCAGCCATGATGTTATATGTAATTCCGTTTATTATAGTTTGATTAGTCATCTTGTTTTGTTTTAGTGTTTATCTCTCATTGTCTATGACAAATTACGGAAATAAATTCCGTACTAACAAATAAATATGGAATTATTTTCATGTGTTTTAAAACATAGAGTAAAAAAAAGACTACCTGAATAGATAGTCTTTGTGTTTTGTTTCTTAATATTAATGCTTTCCGCCACCTTTTTTTCTGTCAGGTACGATTTTGTCAAATATCCATTTTACGATTGAGATAATTCTATCCGCCTTCTCGGTTGGCATAAATCTATGTAATAGCCAGGTTAACCCAGGCAGTTACCACAACCAGTTTTCAATAAGAAAATTCATTACAGACTCCAATAAAGTCTGCTTATCAGGCGTAATTGGAACCCCAATAACCTGAGCCATCCCAGATACGACAGCGACCATCATAATAAATATGAATGCGCAAAGCATTTTAAAAAAAATTTTCATTTTATTTGAATTAAATTAATACTTAATGAGTTGCTAAGGTAAACGTTTTTGTTTTCTTTTCAAAATACGGGCCTCTTTTCGCTTTCTTCTTCTCTCTTTTGGTGAAAGCTTGTATTTTGAGTTATCTTTCACTTTCTGGGTTCCTACCTGGTCACCCTCAACAATTGTAACATCAGACTTTTTCATCTTAAAAAAAGCCACGATCCCTGCCAATACTCCTAATAGGAATATTGACATAGTTTTCCAAAATGCTTTCATATTATAAAGATCTTTGAAAATGTGGAACATCAACGAAATTTTCCCAATTGCCACCCCATTTATTCTTAGGATGGAGGGCTTCCCAATAATCCCCAAGGACTTGGACATCTTTTTTCTCGTATGTTAAAACTCCTTTAATGAAGAAATTAAAATCAATTGCAAGTCTTTCTAAATGCTTACTGTTCATCGTTGTAGTTTTCTTCGCATCAAAATAGATTTGCTGCTGTTCGGTAGTTCTGAATAGCTCACCACCTGTCAAAACTATTCCTTGTTGATCTGCAAAGTAAATCAACTGTGCAACGTTCTTTAAAAATTCGTGTTGCTCTAATACCTTTTCCATATCTTACTAAGTTAGTGAAAGTTTGTTGATTAAAATAATGCGCCAAACTAAATTAGAATGGCGCAATAATATTATTTCTCATCATTTATCTGTTCTTCGGCTTCAAGCTGAACCGTTTCTTCATCCTCCCAAGCTTTAGTAAAATCAGTGTCCTTAAAAAGTTCAGTCAATCCACTAATTTGAGATAATCTTAAAACCTCGTCTTTATCCATCCCAAGCTCTTTCCCGATCTTAACAGGTGACCAGTTTCTTTTCTTCAAGTCTGCGACAATATCAGACATGCTTTCAACTTTATGTTTTCCCCTTGCTCTATTGTGCCGAATAGTTGAAGCAACCCTGTTATTATGGTCTGATTGAGACTCTCTAATCGTAACTACTGGGGTGTACCCATAAAGTCTTTCTGTTATATCCTTACACTCCTTTGACACTCTCGTCCTGTGGAATCCATCAATAACAGTTCTGTTGCCATCTTCTAAATTCTGAACTGAAACAACTGGCTGAGTGTATCCATCATTATTAATGCTTAGTCTTAATAACTCCATTTCTGGTGGTGCTACAGCGTTAGGGTTGTAATCATTTGCAATTACAGTATCGTTTTTAACCCACTGCACACAGTTTACTGGCTCGTTTTTGAATGGGCTTGCATCGTGCAATTTTACAGATATTGCGTTTAAAATATCAATCTTCTCATCAATTTCGCAATTCTCAATTCTTGAAATTATATTTCTTACACTTGACAGAATATCTTCTTTTCTTTCTGAATTAGTCATAGTTTATTTCTTTAAAAATTTATTTAACTCTCTTTGTTTTTTCTTTAAATCTAAATACTTTTTGTATGCGGCTGTTTTATGTTGTGTAAATCCAAGCCCCTTACACCAGTAATCATTTCTTAATAATGATTTACAAACTCTTCTCCATGATGGTGTTAGTTTCTTACTCTCCAAAATATATGGTGTTTCGTCTGGAATGCCGTCTGGATACCCTCTAACTTTCCACCACTCGCAAAAAGTAAATATTTTATTCAAATAGTGTTCTTTTGTTTGTTCAGGAATACTGTCTAAAAACAACATTGAAAACGACTCCCAAGTATGATTGTCTGGCTTGGTTATTCGATTATATCCAGTTATTGATCCGCTTTCATTCACATATAAAGCCCCACTATTAGCACCATTAACCCTCGCCACAACTTTAGCCCATGTTTCAGGCTCAATTAAATGAAACAACCACAACCCTCTTCTTTGATCGTCTCCATATGGCTGACAGATTCTTTGTTGATGAATACCAAGTCCAGCCTTATACATCAATTCATATAGCTGATTGTATCTTTTATCTGGGTTCTTCGCATGATAAACCCAAATATCCTCAGTTCTCCAGTCATAAACTGGGTAAACATTAAATACATTGTCGGTTACTTTGGTTGTATAGCCCTTATTTTTATATCTTATTTTAGTTCTACTTGCTATTGTTCTGTATCGATTTAAACTTTCATCTGCTCGAATACCAACAAGACAGGCTGTGCTTTTACCCTCAGAATACCACTCTCCAAACTCTGGGACAAACTCTTCAAACTCCATCCCATCACGGAAGAAAGGAAAATAATCTTCTTCGTGAATTGCATTTTCTGGAAGCTCCCTAATCCAATCATCTTTGACTTCTTTATCCCAACATTTCCAAAACGGTTCATAAACACTAACGGCATTTCTTAAATGAATAGGCAGACAAACCCAATATAAATCAATCCATTCTTCATACTCTTTAAACATTGCCTTTGCATGATCGATTGTTAATTTATATTGACCTTCAAGATCAACAATTAAAACGCCTATTTTTCTATTTCTTTTCTTTACCTCATCAATTGCAATATGAAGCATGACCGTTGAATCTTTTCCAGCACTAAAGCTTAAATAAACTTTTTCAAATTCATCAAGAGCAAAGTTTGTTCTTATTCTTGCGGCTTCGCAAACGTCATAATCTAGTCGAATTTTAGGCATAGTTGCTTATGTTTTTGGTTAATTACCCATGTTTCTAAAACTGATTCGGCTATCTTATTAGCCCTTTCTTGAATCTTCTTATCTAGTAAACTCCATGCCTCCATAGTTATTGAGCTTGGGACTTTAGCATATAAACAACAAGCAGCCTGGCCAATATAAGCTATCTTATTCATTGATTCGTTTGTGAGATTGTGTTCGCACGAATTAGGCCATTCTTTAACAACTTTGTTCATGTTTAATATTGTCAACTCCCACGAATTAAACATTTCAATAACGTGCTTAATCATTGTCTTTTTAATTTCTCCTGAGCAATTATCGTAAAAACCACATTTGTGATCCTCCCATAATTCCCATGGGTGATAAATTCTTTTCATAGTTTCTGGGTTTTGTTTGATTCAAAAGTATATTATTTGGTCGGCATGTTAAAATTTCGTGGCATGTTGTAGAACATTTATTCTTTTTTCTAATCGTTCTAACTTTTCGGACTTAAATTGATCTATTAAATCAACATCGAAAATGTATCTTAATTGCTCTATCATTATTTCAACGTCTGCGATCTCTTCACAAACGTGCATATTTGTTTATATAGTATTACTTCGCTTTACTTTCTGAATAGCCTGAATAAGTTCTGAACATTCCTCGACTGCCATTTCTACTTGTGAAACTACGCCCCATTTTTCAATCGCAGCTTTATATAAATCCTCTTTTTTCATCCTTTTAATTTTTGGGTTTGTTAATATCTATTTGTCGTTAATAATACTTCCTTTGCTTCTTCTCCAAAGAATCTGATTGATCCGCCTGATTTCAACTTTAAAGTCACTTTCCTTGTGCCATTAGTTGCAGTTACTACTTCTTCAATTTGATTCGACTTTATGAGGAGCTTCACCTTTTCAACTGTTTGTTCATACATAATGTTTAGGTTAATTATTTAAAATTCTAAATTACTCTCTAGCCCTGCGCTCGGGTCTGAAACTTCAAAAGTATCATCAAAACGCCTTTTATCTGTGATATAATCTTTTGTGTCCTTCCATGTAGTACAAGATTTATTCACTTCCACCAGTATCTTATTTGGGCCATTAGCCCGGTCCTTTGCAAAGTTTAATATTGTAGTCTCATTCCAATCTACATCCGGATACCTTGCAGAAGTATTCGTTTTTATTAATTCTTCAAAATCCGGTTCTTGTTGAATGTAATATCTAGGTCTAAACACAAATATAATCGCATCTGCATCTTGTTCGATACTCCCTGATTCTCTAAGGTCTGCCATAATAGGCTGTTTCCCGGGTCGCTTTTCAACCTCTCTATTCAATTGGGCCAACACGAAAACCGGAACATCTAGCTCTTTAGCTAATAACTTAAGGCCCCTTGTCATTTCAGAAACTTCCTGCTCTCTATTTTGCTTCTTTCCTGAAGCGGTTAATAGTTGTAAATAGTCAATAAGGATCATATCACACCTATTTTTCTTTCTCAAGCTCCTGGCAACCTTAGAAATGTAATTGAGGTTACACCCTGCTTTATCATCAATAAATAAATTAAGCTCTTGTAAATTTCTATGTGCTAAACTCAAACGCTCCTCTTCTTCCTGCGATAAATTACCCTTTAAAAATCTTTTACTGTATCCATCATCAGCATAAGAATCTAAACCTTCAGCCTCTGCAATTAATAATCTATCGGCCAAACTCACATCATCCATTTCCAAAGAAAAGAAACAAGGATGCTTGCCGGCTTTACTTGCTGCCTTAGCTTCTTGAAGCGCATAGGCTGTTTTACCCATTCCCGGACGTGCTGCAATTATTATCAGTTTACCGCCTTGCCAACCGTTCGTATGATCTGTAATCGCTCCGGAGAAAGAAGGAATCCCGGCAATCTTACCGGATAGAAATAATTTTTTACGATCTTGATATCTCAGTACTGAATCTGTTGCAACGCTTGAAACATTACGCCCTTGTGATTCGTTCCCGGTTACCCGGTCCATAAGCTGGACCATTTCATCCCAAATCTGAATAGATTCTAACGGGTCGATATCTGCAAAAGCCTTAGATTGAATAATAGAAGACACCCGGATTAATTCACGTTGTATAAATTTTTGAGCTATTATTCTAGCATGATTTTCTATATGCGCTGCATTAGCGACATTGGTAGTTAGATTCTGAACAAAAAACATGCCTCCAACAGAATCAATCTCTTTAGTGAAATTAAGCCTATCTGATACGGTTAAAATATCTACCTGTTGATTATTCGCATTAAGATATTTAATAGCTGAATATATCTTAGAGTGTGCAGGTTTATAGAATGAATCTTCATTTATAATTTCGCTTACTTTCTCAAATGCGTATTGCTCTAGAAGTAGAGCGCCTAATACGGCTGTTTCTAATTCGACTGCTTGCGGTGGTTTTTTTGGTTGCATAATTAAATAAAGTTAATTTTCTGTGATGTTTGTGTTTCTGGCTCATCTTCCCATCTTCGTGCTGTTATCCATCCCGATGCCATTTTAGGAGTGGAACCTTGTTCTCGCAATATAGGCCTTTTATTTGCCTCAAGCTCTGCCGATTTATATATTGTACAACATATAGCTTCGTTTAGTGTTGGAATGTCTAACCATGCCTGAGCCGCTTCTGCTTTCCCTGTTTTGTAGTTAAATTTATCCCAAAAGATTTTGAATGTTTCTAACCGCTTTCCTGAAAGTTTTTTCTTCTTTGAAGTCAGATAAAATTCTTGTTCTTCAATTGGAACAATTGGAGTATTATCTACTTCTTTTTTACCATTACCACTTACATTACCATTACCACTTACATTACCATTACCACTTACATTACCATTAACAGTAGACGAAATTGAACGGTCGTTAACGGTCGTTGCATTTTGTTTACGAACTTCAGCTGATCGCCTCCCTGCTGCTCTACGTTGCTCTTGCTTACCTTCCCATTTTTTTAAATCCCTTTTAAGATACTGTTTTATAGGCATGAAAGACAGGTTTACAAATGGATCTTCACACATTGGATTCTCGTCATTAACGTACTTGAATATATGTTTTAATAGCTTTCCTGCTTGCTCGTCCGTTAATGCCTCTATCATTTCCCGACTATCAGAATATAAGATAAAGGAGCTTTTCCCCTCTGCCATGACTTTAATTTGACTTTAAATTTAATAAGTCAGACACTAAATAAATCTCAGCAATACTAAAAGTATTCGATTTTAACTTTTTATATATTGCTTGCTGGTGGATCCCTAGCTTTTCGGCAAGCCATGTTTTTGTACGTCCTTGTTCTGATAATGCTGCCTCTATTTTCTCTGAAAAACTCTTTCTCATCTGATTTGCTATTTAATTAAGTATATGCAAATATAAAGTAATTTTATTCATATGCAAAGCGAACATTAAAATAAAATAAATTATCTTTGAGTATGAAAAATCCAATAGAAGTAATAAAAGGGAATATCCCTAGTAAATCAAACAGTTACAGGATCGTAAATAATAGGCTTGTTAAATCTCCCAAGATGTTAGCTTATGAGAAATTATTCATGTTGCAGTGTAGGAAATACCGCAATATGAATATTGAGAGTGAGTTTAGATTTGAATGTGTCGTTTATTACGATTCTAAGCGTCCAGATTTAGACGGATCGTTAAAAGCTATATTGGACTGTCTGCAAAAATTAAAAGCCTTTAAAAACGATAATAAATGCGTCTACATAAAAGCACTAAAGTTTAAAGATGCTAAAGATCCGAGAATAGAATTTAGAATTACACCTATTGATAAATGGGATTACTCAGGAAAGTTTTTCGGGGAATTGGAATAAAAGAAAGAGTCGTTAAGCTCCTTTATTTAGATCTGCGACCTGATCTAGTCTTTGCCTGATATATGACAGGTCGTCCTTAATTTCTTTTTTTAGTTGGATATTACCCTCTTTCGCTTCCTTAATGTCCTTTTTTACGGCCTCAATTTCCGCATTATAGGTTTCTTTGTCAACCTTCCCTTTCATTGCTGCCTTATGCGTGGTACTTAGAAATACCCATACAGGCACAACGATCATTAGTATGGGGAATATTGTATTACTTAGCCATTCTTGCGTGCCGACTGATAAAATTGAAGCGTCCATTTATATAATATTATTAAGATTGAAATGCCAATCCCAAAGAATAAACATTCGTAAACATGATTTAATGAAGGTTTAGGCGACTTAATCCAATCTATAATATAAGTTATAGATATCCCAAAAAAGAATGAGCTACACCCTAATAATACGGCTCTAACGTATTTGTTACATAAAAGTATAAAAAGTAAACCGAATATAAAAGCGAAATTAATTGTAACTCCAAGAAAGTAAATCTCTTTTAATTTGATGTGATAATTTATAGCTACAAAATAATACACAACAAAAGCCGCTACCGATTGAACGGATGCGGCTAATGATGTGAAGTTCTTTATTTTATTTAACGTCTGGACCTTCATCAGGAATCGGATTGATTGGTTCCTCTTCTTTAATTTCCTCTTCCTTGCAATAATTCAAATTTAATTTTTTCATAATAGAATTTTTAATTTTTATAAAGATAGTTAATTATTTGTGAATGTAGATTACACGATTTGATATAATCTACATTCATCTATAAGGCGTTAATGTTGGCATATCTTTAAACTAAAATACTTTCTTATTCCTTTTAATATTTCTGAATCTTTCATTGTCTTAGAATTTTAAAACAATGTAATTTGCATCATTTGAAAGACTAACAACAACAGAACCATCAATCACCGTATCAGTCACCAAATCTGAACCAGAAGTCTTTTCAACTATTGAAGCAATTCTTCCTTCAAGAAATTCAGGTAAATTAATTTTGCTGTTTGTTAGTTCAGAATGAGCGTGAATATAGACAATATAATTCAAGCCCTCTTTATACCAATAAACCTTAGCCTCATTTTCAGAAGGATTAAAATAACTATAATACATTGTGTAATTCGCCATAAATCCAGAGGGTAAAACATCACCTATTGTGCCGCCACTATTTAACGCTCTCACATAGAATTTGTTCCTAGAATCCTGAGCAAATCCGAAAGCTCTTGAGGTATTTAATTTTCTAACGCTGTTTACAGTGTTAGAACTCAAAAGAGAATATCCAGCCGCAAATCCTAATAAATAAGACTGATCACCTGTGTTTTGATGGTACTGAATAATTCTATCTGGTATGTCGTTAACATCAATTAAATCTGAGGCGTTAACTTCAAATGTGGTCTTGGCCCAATCCTGATTGGGCACACCGCAATTCTGCGGGTATTTCCAATCAACATCAATTTTTACAGGATCTGTTGCTGGCTTTACTTTTGGAATAAAGATAAAAGGATCATAAGCTCCGTTTGTTCTTAACCCCATTGGCTGAAATCCTCCGTAATACTCATACCACATAGTATAGGATAATTCAATTGAATTATTAATAGTGCATGATAAGCCGTTGAATTTATGTGTAAAAATTGACCTTACCCATCTATCACCAACTATAGACGGCTCCCATTGCGTAATACTAATCGGATTAAACAAATCATGTGTATCAACAACCGTAACCTCGGAACATAAATAGGTCCCATTTTCTGTAATTTCTTTATTATCACATAAATACTTTTTCTTTATGTCTGTATTTATTGGATGCCATTGAAAATCTGTACTAGAATCTGCTGTAATTAATCCCGTGTGTGTCGCTCCTGATACGTGAGTTAAATTTGTGACATTATACCCTGCTGTGTAATCGCTAGAATCTTTACCAACCCCAGCACCATCAACTGTTAATTTCGGTGCAAAATACAAATCATCACCATCAATTTTTATTAACTTAAACTCTTTTAAATTAGTATCAGCCCAATCAGAATTTAAATCTGTTACATCTTTATCGTGTCCTACTGAAGTCACTTTAGGTATTAAATACCCGTGAGAGCCATTTATAAACCAATAATTAGAAGTTAAGAATGGGCCTTCAGAGTCAAATGTTATATGATCATCAGTAGAGTCTCTAAGCTGCTGACTTGTTAAAGAGTTTAACCCTATGCTTGACTTGAAAGGTGCTACGTTTTTATTAAGAAAATTTATTAAATACACAGCGAGCAAATCTTGAGTGTCGCTATACTTTGAGCGAATCCAAAACTCTGAATCTCTTTTAGTGAATTCTATATTTGAATCAGGTAGTTTATTTACAACCTCCTGAACTGTTACATTTAAAACGCCAATCTCATCTGAGGCGTTTATGATAGCATCATATTTTAATGCAACGTCAAACGAGGGGTCGTTGAAATTTATCTTCACGACCTCAGTACCTACGGGCAACACTACAGGTTCATCGGTGAATATTAAAGAGGTGGTGACGGCAAACTGATTACCTAAATAAGAACCCCCCGAACCAAAAAAATGTAAGATACTAATCCCTCCTCCGCTCAACTTCGAGGAGAAAAAATGGTCTTTAGTTGTGTCTATAACAGGATAGACATTGTGGAAATAACCTGGGAAAGTTGTGTTTATGTTTCCAGAGCCATCTATAAAGCCATCTTCAGTTCCATCATTGATTATATTATTTCTTCGCGCTAAAGAAGCTTCAAGTTCTGGTATAACTTCTATTTGATCATCTATTAAATCAAGCTCGTCAGATACATTTATAGGTGTTACAAAAATTAAGCTAGTTTCAAAAACTAGACTATTGGAGTTGATTTTTACAACCTCAGTTCCAACTGGAAATATAATAAGTTCATTTGTAATTTCTTCTGGTGTTGTTATCGGGTGTTGATTACCAAGATAAGAACCACCAGAGCCGAAGAAATGAGCTACACTAATTCCGCCCCCTCCAAGTCCAGCACTGAAAAAATGTTTTTTCGTCAAGTCTGTTACGCTGTATATATTGTAGGAATATCCACTCATTGCGACTGGATTGCCTGTGTTATCTATAAAAAAACCTGCATTAATTGAATCTTCAATAATATCAGTTGATCGTAATAGCTGAAAATCTAATTCTTTTATTTTATCATTTATAGCCGTTATTGGCTTTTTAGTCCAGTTTCCACCAGAATATTCAAACACACACAACTCTTCGCTGATTATGAGATTGTTGAAGTTAGTATAAGTTCCATTTTCTAATGGCAAAACAGTTGCCCCCTCTTCAACTCCTGCAATAGCCGCACTTGTTGGAACTACAGTGCCGTAGTAATTAGACCCTAGATTACTAAGGTTATCAAGCGTTAATGCTAAAGCATCCCTAACATCTTTAGGGCTAACTAAACCTGTTATATTATCAGGTATTAGCGCCGCTTGTAATGTTTTAATATCGTCTTTTAAGCTCATGTCTATTCTGTTTTTTCAGTTAATGTAAAAGTAGTATTTGTTTTATAGTCTGCCGCATCTGAATTATCAAGTCCGTCATCGAAACCATCATCGAAACCACCTACTGTGTTTTTATATTCGAAAACCTCAACAAACTCTGCGCTCATCTCGTCTGTGTTCATATCCCAATCGGCCGAATTAATCATTAATCGCTTATTCTGATCGTCTATATTTGTCCATAAATCCCAATCCCAAATGACAGTACCGTTAACTTGTCGAGCTGGCTGCCTATTTTGCAAATCATAACCTATTGCAACCTTCTTTAAAAGGTTCTCGGCTGTCGTATCTCCTTCTCGCTTCCAATCTACTTGTGCGACTCCTGCGCTCGTAAATAACCCATTGTCATAAGCCAGAGAGGCGTTACCAATATTGGGGACTTGGCCTATATTTAAATCAAAACTTTCTGATATATTGTTATTGTCATTAATCGTGGATTTTATAGTCTGTATATTGGGCAGTGAACCCGCAGGATTATCACTAACAATGCTCACATCTAAATTCCTTAATCTTAATGGGTATTCATAAAAACTAGTGTATCCAGTAATCTGAATGTTTAAAAGCCCACTAATTGGCACACCATCACTAAATACAGTAAACTCACGATAATCCGTACTATTGGATGATTTTGTAGTAGTAAATTCAATCCCAACATCCCCTGGCTCAACAGTCTTCCATCCATCTTTAACTAATATCTGGTCGCCAATAGTTATAACTATTGTCATAATGCCATCGTATGCTGGTTCTCCTGCGAAGAATCTAAATAAATACTTGACGGAACTTGTTATAATAGGAACATTAATTGATGTATTTACATTTGATGGGCTACCATTTGGTATTATTAAAGCTGGGTCGTTTGGATCTCTAACAAAACCCCCCGTTCCAATTCCGCCGCCTAAGTCAATAATCGGTACTGTTGACCATCCATTTATTGTATATAGAATATCGCCATCTGAATTAACTAATCCAGAGTCATTATAGTCAGTATATTCTGGCATCGAGGTGCAAAAAGACTTCTTTCTATTCATTAACTGATCTATAACAAACCCCTTCCAAGCTGGTAATACAGTCATTTCAGCATCTCGATTAATCCACTTGAAAGCTTTTTCAACTAAAGGAAAGTTTAATCTATCAGCTAAATAACTTGGGAAAGAAGCACTATTGCCTTGTACTGTTGGTTGATCATAAAAACTCGCCTGATCCACGATTTGCCATGTATTGCTAATCTGTCTCAATTGAGATCCAAATCCTTGAATAATATTAGTTATTACATCCAAGCAGCTCAATGGCTCGTTATCTTCGAAGTTCCAAAACGCATCATTGTTTATATATGTTTGACTTAAAGTGCTACCAGCACCCATATCACTAGATTTTATGCCTATCTTGTTACTTTTCAATAATTGATATCCAGTATTCAGTAAAGCTCTATCAATTATATCAGATGCGCTTTCAAGCCCAGTAACTCTATCCCCATTAATATCTAAATATGGAATGTCCTCTAGTCTCCCGAGATTGTCACGAGCTGTTAGATTAACTGTGTAGTTTTTCCACGAATAATAAGGTTCAGAATACGAATCAGACTCGAGAAAGCCTCTAAATATAGTCTGTCCATTACGCTCGATTTTTACCAAATACTTTCTATCGTCAGCCGTGAATAAATGCTCAAATTGAAAATTTCTTTCACTTAATAATCTGAGTGAGGCCGTTAGTTTCTTTATTGGCTCTTCTCTACCATCTCCTGAGTTAGATAGGCTGATAGTTGCACCCATTTTAATCTGCTCAGAAGATCCCGCATAATCACGCTCTAATATTTCAACTCTTACAAGCCTTTTAAAGTGTCGTGACGTAAACTCGTTAAAGTATTTTAAATTATATGCCATTATCTTCTGAGTTGTTTTTGACCTTGATTATTTGCCAATGCAATATCTTTGCCTTTGATTGTTCCGACCACTTCAACTTTGACATTTTGAGTCTGTAGATTGGCTGATCTACCCATGCCATCCCTATTTGTTGTAGGACTTTGAACCCCTCTAGTATCGATAGATGTGACAGCAGCTCCGCCGCCGCCACCGCCGCCAAAACCACCTTTAAGGCTTCCAAATATAGATGCAACCGTAGCTAATCCTGCGGCTAAGATTCCAGGGGATAAATACCAAGGGGCGGCTAGTGCGTTTGCTGCCACATTGGCTATTGCTTCTGATTGTCTTATTGCTATAATCTGAGCAACTCCCTGTAGTGTCGTAGATACCACATTCGCTATAGTAGCAAGTTGCTGATCCCCTGAATCGGCTGCAATTTGACCAACCGAACCCATCACGGAGCCGTAAGCACTCATGGCGTTCTGGGTCTTCATTACTTGATTTTGTGTTTCGAGCAATGATTTTCGCAAGCTATCTTGCATAGCCTTAAATCCTTCACTATTCGCGAGAGTCCCTTCAGTGGTTAATTTAACAGGAATTTCAAATCCTGTTTCTTCAGCAATCAACTTAGATTCAAATGCGCTTATCTGACTTTTAAGTGCAGCCTTTTCTGATTTACCATCAGCTAGCAATAAGCTTATCTTTAGTCCAGCTAATTGCGATTTAAGCCTATCTACTTCCTTTTGTTTAGGCAAAGGGACAGGATCCCTGCGTGATGATTGTATTGCATCAGGCTTAGTTATCCCTGTAGATGCGAAATTATCAACGCCTTTTACAAACTTCAGCTCTTTTAATACTTTAAGTTCTTCTTTTAATGCTGTTATTCTATTATTAGTAAAAACTAAGTCTGCGCCCGTTGCAGTTTTAGAGGCATCCTGATATTCTTTTATTTCAGCCTTCAATGTTTCTATGCTTCTTACTTCTGGTTTAATTAAATCGCCATCATCACTAATAGGTTTTATTTCTTTAAGTTTTGCATTAAGCAAGTCAGCAAGTTTTAATCTATCCTCTATTTGTTTATTAAGAACGTCACCACTTGTCTCCATACCCAAAAACCTCTTCTGGATATCCTCCCATTTATTCTCCTCTAGTATCTGAAGTTTTGAATCACCTAGCTTTGTGACCTGATTACCAATTTTATCTATTTGATCATTTATAAATTCAGCAGTTAACAGGCCTTGTTTTTCCCACGACTCAAATATATTCTCAGCGCCATCCTTATCCACGTCACTACCTAGGCTAGCCAGCAACCCTCTTAGTTCTGAAAGAGCTGTTTTAAATATATTACTCTCCCCTATTGCCTGTCCAATCTTCTCACGCAAATCACCATATGTATTACTAAGCTGTGTTAATCTACCTATGGATGATCCAGCCTCGGCGGTAGCAACCTTGAACCCATCTGCCATGGCTTTTTGTAAAATGGCATGTTTCTCAGCTTCGGTACTGGCAGTTCTTAAGGTAGGAATGTATCTTTGCAACATCTCATATTGGCCCTGTTGTGCTAATATTGCGCCCCTTAAAGCCGTGTCCATGGATATACCAAAAGCCTTTGATAATCCAATAGAACCCTTGACAGCATCTTTTGCCTGCTGTGTTGTTGCACCCATTGACTCAGCAACTTGTAAAAGCCCAAGACTTGTTTCATCTCCAACGGTTGTAACGGCTTGTAGTCCACTTGCGAACTTCTTGTACTCGTCTAGTGTTGATTGTGCCGCCTTACCATTAGCCTCTATTTGCGCTCTCAGTTTTCTTTCTGCATCTTCCTGTATTCCGTACAGCTTAAATGACTCCTTGAAAAAAGATGTTAGTTTCCCTATGGCGAAAGCTCCAGCGATCATTCCACCTATCGCACCTATTGTTTTCCCAAAACTTTTTGTTTGCTTTTCCGAGTCTTTTAAGCCTTTCTTGAAGTTTTCGTTCTTAAGACCTAACGAAACAAACATTCTACTAATTATATTACTCATCTTTGATAAATGCTTTAGGTACTGTGAATCCTAGTTTTTTGATCGTTTCCGCTTGCTTGCCGGTCACCTTAGTAGCTGTAATCTCTATGATTATATCAGTGCTTAATCTGAATAGGTCACTTGGCTTTCTTGGCTTGTCCGACTTTTTAATGTTAGGATTTCCAAGTATAGCCTCAAATGCTAAATATCTAGGCTTTTCCCATTCCCGATCCTGATTCCTTCTAAAGGCTCTCATTTTGATATGATACTCACCAATAGTTAACGTATAAAGATCCTCGTATCTTAAGCCCAGCTCTCCTATGCAGTCCTCTGAAATAATCTCCCAAGTAGTGAACTCAGGCTCTTCTTTTTCGTCTTTTTTTTTACCTCTTCAGCGACTCCAGAGATAGGCTTACCCATAATTCTAGAGGATTCCAGGC